GGGTATATTCAACAAAGATATGTACGAAAAGTACAGCATATTAACTTCCGAAGGTATACAGCAGAGATATGTTGAAGCTAAAAGAGGTGGATATGAAAGAATTTGTAAGAAATACCTTTTAATTAGTGTACCCAAAACAGAGGAAAATAGTTCAGAAACAGGAGTTAATGCAACAAAAATCGAGGTTAATGTTACAGCAAGTACACAAAGAAAAGAAAACAAAACTAAAGAAAACAAAATTAAACCAAATCAAATTAAACCAAACCAAACAAAAGAATCGGAACTGTTTGAAAAGGTGTGGAGTGTGTATCCTAAGAAGTTAAAAAAACAGGAAGCTTTAGATGAATTTTGTTCTTTGAATGTGTCAGCTGAATTAGCAGATGTAATGATTAACTCTATAAAAGAGCAGAGAGAACAAGAAAGTTGGGAAATAGAAGGTGGCAGATATGTACCATTCTTAGTCAACTGGCTTAAAAATAAAAGGTGGGAGGATGAAGTTGCAAGCTGTACAATAATGCCACCAAAAGACAGTTGGAACAACTTCTCACAGAAAGTATATTCCGATGCAGAGATAACCGAACGCCTAAGAGCAAAAAGGAAGCTTATATAAAGGAAGGATGGTTAGGGTGAAACTAAAGTGCGACATCTGTGGCAAAGAGTACAAAGCATATGGCTGTTACAGAAGCAAAGAAAGACATCTATGTGATGCCTGCATTGCTAGACGAAACAAGTTTATTAAACGATTAAAGATTAACATTAAATACGACAAGGAGGATAGAGATGGTTCAGCTTTTCGTCCAAGGGAAGCCGACTGGTAAACAAAGACCTAAATTTAACAAGAAAACAAAAAATACATATACTCCTAAAGAAACACGAGATTATGAAACTCTTGTTAAGACATGTTATAAACAGAAGTATGGCAATAAAGAGCCTATACCGGCTAAAACACCAGTAGAAGTAGAAATATATGCCTACTTCAAAATCCCTAAAAGTATGCCGAAAAAACAAGTTAAATTGATTGAAAATAATGAGCTATTCCCAACCGTTAAGCCTGACGCTGACAACATAAGCAAAATAATACTGGATGCCCTGAATGGGTTAGCATATTACGATGATAACCAAGTTACTGACTTGACTATATATAAGCAGTATGCAACAACAGATGAAAAGGTTGGAGTAGTTGTTAATATTAAAGAAAAGAGGTTAGGAGAATGAAGAAATTAAGTGAGTTAAGCGATGAAACGCTATTGTACATAGAAGTTTTTAATGATTTAAAAAGTATAGTTCCAGATGTCAAAGTAGTCACTAAAAAAGAGTATATTGACAATCAAGATTTGTTTTGTAAAGGGAGTTGGAGCGAAATCTTCATTGCTATCATTTCTCCAATTTCTTTTTTCCTAGAAGATTTTTTAGAACAAGCAGAAAGCGAAAATGGACTAGGTGATGATTGGGGAGATAAAGTCATCAATGAATTAAGAGATACAATAGACATTGATGAATTTGAATATAAGATAAATGAAGTGTTGATGAGACACCCTAATTATATTGCCGGAGAACCTGTGGAAAACGATGTTTGGGAGTGTAAGGAGGAATAGTTTTGGAAAATAACAATATAGACCACCCATTGCACTATTGTAACGGTGGTATGGAGTGTATAGATGAAATGTTGACAGTGTTTGGTAGGGTAGCAGTAAGGCATTTCTGTTTGCTTAATGTATGGAAATACAGAAAGAGAGCGTTATACAAGAATGGCGAAGAGGATATGAAAAAGGCTGATTGGTATATGAAGAAGTTGGTTGAATTGGAGGGTAATGAGAATGAAGGAAATGGAAAAGTTGTTAGATGATGTTGTAGATGTGTCTGAATGTTGCATTATATTTAGTGCTGCTAAAAACGCAGAAGGAGAATTGGAAGGTTCTGTACGATTAAAAACTCCTAAAGAAGCTAAAGATTTGAATACTTTCTTAAACGGTACTTTTAATATGCTGTCTGTGCTTAATAAAATCTTACTTGAACAAGGAATATTGACATTAGAAAATTTGGAAAAAATATATTCTGCGTCTTTAATGACGGCAGATTTAGCTGTTACAGAATGTGTAAGTGTAGAGGATATTATTGCTAAAGTGGATAAGGAAGATGAAAAATGAGAACAGACTGCGGATATACTGAAAACTATTTAAAAGAAAAAAATAGAATGACTAAGGATTGCAAAATAAACTGTGAAAATTGTCCGATTAGTAGTGACAATAACAAGACCGATTTGTCCTGTGAAGAATTTGAAAGCACATATCCAAATAAAGCGATAGAAATTGTGCAAAAATGGTCTGACGAACACCCAGAAGAAACCAGAGCAGAGCATTTTATGAAGATGTTTCCGAATGCTCAATTATCAGATGACGGACGACCTTCTATATGTGTCGCTTATTTCAATGAAAATATTAAATGCAACTTGCCTGAAAGGCGTTGTGCAGCTTGTTGGGATGAGCCATACAATGGAGAATTTTAGTTTGAATCTGTCGGAAAGTCCGACAAGTTAAATTTAAGCATTAAAAAAGCCCTTCAGCAAGCAAACCAAAGAGCAGAATATGCAATTTAATTATAACTGCTATTAGATTAAAGGTCAAGGAGGGCTTATGGAGAAAGAAGATTTAAAAAAATATTTATCTTTAGCGAGAGAAGTTGATGATATAAGAAAAAGAATACTACAGCTTGAAGAGAATATGTATACCGTAAAAGCTGTCGGTATGGACGGTATGCCGAAAGGAAATTGTATAAACGACAGCATTGGTAACATTGTTGCAAGAGTAAATGACCTTAGAAGTGAGTATTTAAAGCAATATGATTTGGCTCTCTGCGAATTGTATAAAATAGAAAGGGCGATTGAAAAGTTAGAAGATTTAACTGAGCGACAGTTGATGCGTAAGAGGTATATTGAGGGCAAGAGATGGGAGGATATATGTGTAGAACTTAATTATAGTTGGAGGCAGATACATAACATTCATAGCAAGATTTTAAAGAAATTAAAATAAGAGTGCACACAATTGCACACTATTCTGTGTTATTATGTTAGGGTAGAAAAGGTTAAAAAACTTTTGATACATTCTCCTTTCTGTGATTAAATACAGATATTAAAAAAGCACTTTAACTAGGTGGCTACGGCTACTATTGGTTACTGTGCTTTTTTGTTTATAAAAATGCTAGGAGGTGGCATTGTGAAATTGACAGCAAAACAGAAAAGATTTTGTGATGAATATTTGATTGATTGCAATGCCACTCAGGCGGCAATCCGAGCAGGATATTCAGAAAGAACAGCCTACAGTACAGGAAATGAAAACCTGAAAAAACCTGAACTCAAAACATATATAGAGGAACAGCTTGAAAAAATGCACAATGAAAAGACAGCTGACGCCCAGGAAGTGCTTGAATACCTTACAGCTGTAATGCGAGGTCAGCACACAGAGCAAACTTTACAACTTGTGGGTGAGGGTGTTCAAAGTATAGCCGATATTGACGTATCGGCAAAGGAAAGACTGAAGGCTGCTGAGCTTTTAGGTAAGAGATATGGGCTATTTACTGATAAGCTTGAAGTTGACGGAGTTGCTAAAGTAGTTATAAATGGCGAGGAAGATTTAGATGAGTGATGTTAAAATTTACCTACCAGATTTGGTTGGCAAAGGATATAAAGATTTTTGGCATTTTAAGGGAAGATACAGAGTTTGCAAAGGCTCACGAGCCAGTAAAAAATCTAAGACAACAGCACTTAATTTTATTTACAGAATAATGAAGTACCCTCAAGCCAATTTGCTTGTTGTAAGAAAAGTATTTGGTACTTTAAAAGATAGTTGCTATACAGAGCTTAAATGGGCTATTCACAGATTTGGTGTGGATAGCCTTTTTGATTGCAAGTTAAGCCCTTTAGAAATAACATACAAGCCAACTGGTCAAAAGATATATTTCAGAGGACTTGACGACCCTTTAAAGATTACATCAATAACCGTTGGTACAGGGTGTCTTTGTTGGTGTTGGATTGAAGAAGCTTATGAAATAAATAGTCAGGATGATTTTAATATGCTTGATGAGTCCATAAGAGGTGTAACGCCGGTTGGCTTATTTAAACAGATTACAATTACGTTCAATCCTTGGAATGAACATCACTGGTTGAAAAAACGATTTTTTGACATTCACGATGATAATGTTCTTGCAATTACAACAAACTACATGTGTAATGAATGGCTTGACGAAAGCGATTTAAAAGTGTTTGAAGATATGAAAAGGAACAACCCTCGTCGTTATCAAGTTGCTGGTTTAGGAAACTGGGGTATTACAGATGGCTTGGTTTACGAGAACTGGCAGGAAAGGTTATTTACTGTTGATGAAGTAACAAAAATGCCGGGAATTGAAAGTACATTTGGCTTGGATTTTGGTTATACCAACGACCCAACAGCCTTATTCTGTGGACTTATAGATGTTAAAGGCAAAGTCTTGTATGTGTTTGATGAAATATATGAGAGAGGTCTTAGTAATGAAAAGATAGCCGAGAAGATAAGAGAAAATGGATATAGTAAAGAAATTATTACAGCTGATTCCTCCGAACCAAAATCTATAGATAGACTACGAGAATTAGGTATAAGACGTATTAAGCCAGCCCGAAAAGGTAAAGACAGCATAAATAATGGTATTGACTTTTTGCAGGGATTTGAAATACTGATACATCCTAAGTGCCAAAATTTCATAAAAGAAATCGGGTCGTACTGTTGGGATAAAAACAAAGAAGGTAAGAGTATAAATGTTCCTGTCGACATAAATAATCACTTGATGGACGCTATGCGATATGCTGTAGAGGGCTATACAAGAGGTAAGACGTTTAGTTTTGAATAGAGGTGATAAAAGATTGTTTGATTTTCAGTTTCCGGGGTGGCTGACCCCGTACATGAATGACATTATCCGTAAAGGAGCAGAAAGCAGATTAACGGATATGGACTATGTGTCTAGGGAGATAACTCGTTTCTTATCTAGTCCACGTAGAGCCGATATGCTAGTGGGCAACAGGTACTACACAGGTGCACACGATATATTACACCACAAGAAAATGGTTATCGGTGAAGGTGGGGAACCTACTCCCGTTACTAATCTACCGAACGACAGGCTTGTAAATAACCAGTATGGTAAATTGGTTGACCAAAAAGTTAATTACCTATTAGGCAAGGAAATATTGTTTAACACACAAGACAAAACTTATTCAGAAATACTTAACAACAAAATTTTTGACGCTAGGTTTGATAAGCTAATACAGGAAATCGGCGAAGATAGCCTGAATTGTGGTATTGGTTGGATATACATAGGATATGATGAAAGAGGCGAATTAAGTATGCAGAGGATAAAGCCTTGGCAATTAATTCCTTGCTGGGCTGACGAGGCTCACACTATTTTAGATTACGCTATTCGAATATATCCGGTTTCTTATTACGAAGGTAAAACCGAAAAAGAGGTTTTAAAAATTGAAATATATGAAGAAAGTGGCATTACCAAGTTAGTAAAAGCCGACGGGCAGATATTACCTGACGGCATAAATTGGCGAGTGCCTTATTTTTATAACAATGAACAGCCTCTCGGTTGGGATAAGATACCACTTATTCCTTTTAGGGCAAACAGGAACGAATTGCCGTTGCTAAAAAAAGTTAAGAGCCTGCAAGATGCCCTAAACCTTATGTACAGTAATTACACTAACAACATGCAAGAGGACCCGAGAAACACCATTTTGGTATTAAAGAACTATGACGGTGAAGATTTGGGAGAGTTCAGGCAGAACTTGTCTACTTATGGTGCTGTTAAGGTACGAACTGCTGACGGTTCGCAGGGTGGCGTAGATACATTGTCTATACAGGTAAATGCTGAAAATTACAAGGTAATTATTGATTTGCTAAAAAAGGCCATTATTGAAAATGCCATGGGCTATGATGCCAAAGACGATAGGTTAAGTGGTAACGCAAACCAAATGAACATACAGAGTATGTATTCTGACATCGACCTTGACGCTAACAAGATGGAAACAGAATACAAGGCATCTTTACAGAGGTTGTTATGGTTTGTTAATGCTTATTTGTCCCAGACGGGCCAGGGGAATTTTGATGAAGATGTTGAGATTGTGTTTAACCGTGATGTGCTTATTAATGAAGGCGAGGCAATAGATAACTGCGTTAAGTCTTTAAACGTATTGAGTAAGGAAACAGTTGTTAAAAACCACCCTTGGGTTAATGATGTAAATGCTGAAATGGAGCTTATTAACAAGCAAAATGAAGAGGAATACAGCATAAGCCTAGAAGGCATAAAGGCTGGTGACAGCATTGACGAAGAATAGTGATTACTGGAAAGATAGGGCTATAGAGAACGAAAAGAATGCGCGAACTACTGCTGAAATAGGTGAAGCAGAATTAAGGGTTATCTTTTCTGAGACAAGCTCCAAAATCCAAAAAGAAGTTGACTATTGGTGGAATAGATTTGCTAAGAATAACAGCCTTACGATAAGTGAAGCTAAAAAGTTAATGTCTAACAAAGAATTGGACGAGCTTAACTGGGACGTTAAAGAGTACATAAAGAATGGTATTGAAGCTGCTATTACTCAACTTCCTTACATAGAAAGTCAGCTAGAAAATGCTAGTGCTAAGTTTCATATTAGCAGATTGAATGCTTTAAAGATACAGGTGCTATCTATAAGTAATGAAATGTTCGCAGATGTAAACAAGGTTGTAAAAGAGAGTATGAAAAAGGTTTATAACGATACATACTATAAAACAGCCTTTAATATTCAAGATGCCGTTGGTATTTATTCTGACTTTACAAAGATTGATGACAATTTACTTGAAAAGATTTTGTCTAAGCCTTGGGCAGAAGATGGCAGTAATTTTTCTGAACGAATATGGGGCAAGTATAGACCAAAACTGGTAAATAGGTTGCATAAAGATTTAACAGATTGTGTGTCGAGGGGTAGAAATCCTAACGAGTATACACAAGCCATTGCAAAAGATTTTGATGTGGGTTTAAAGCAAGCTGGCGACTTGATGTTGAGCGAATACAACTACTTTAATGAAAAGGCTACACAGGACTGTATGGACGAATTAGATGTCGAAGAATATGAAGTTTTAGATACCCTTGATGGAGTTACTTGTTCTTCTTGTGCTGGAATGGGTGGCAAACATTATCCACTTAAAGATGCTGTAATTGGTATCAACTCTCCACCGTTTCATCCTCGTTGCCGGTGTACAACAATTCCTTATTTTAATGATGAGTTTACTCAAGGCGAGGAAAGAGCTTACAGGGGTGAGGACGGAAAAACTCACTATACTAAAGCGAAAACCTATGATGAATGGAAAAAGGAATTTGTTAGTAATGACAAGTTTACAAGTGTAAATAATGATGATATAATAAAATCAGATAGATTAATGGCACAAGGACAAAGAAAGAGTTTTTTAGTACCATTATCTGATGATGATAAGGCTTTTATAAATAATGAAATAAAAGCAATAGAAGCTGACATATCTGTTTTTCAATTTAGGAATTATAGACCAACAGGATATTCTGATGAAAGAGATAAAATATATATCAGTTCAAGTGTATTTCCTTCTAATGACGGTTCTATGCACCCAACTGATTTATTGAGTGTACGCGCTACATTAGCACACGAATATTATGGGCATCGAAAGTATCGAGGAACAAAAGTTCCGCAAGGTTCTTGGAATGACGAATTTAGAGCAAGCTATATGGCTGCAAAAAATTGTCCTAATTTAAGTGACGAAGATAGGCGCTTATTGGTACTTGATGCTCTTGAAAGGGCAAAAACTGCAGGAGTGTCTGTAAGATATAATAATTTTATAAGGAAGTGCTTGTATGGATATTAAAGATTTTAAAGCTATAGATAATGCAATAGAACAGTACTATAGCATGGGTAAAATCAGTGAAAAATGCCCTAAATGCGGAAAAGTTTTAACTCTTACTGAAATTGGAAATTCTTATGAAGTTAGTTGTATAAATGGGTGTCTTAAAGAAACTTTTAGAGGTATTTAAAACTTTAAGATTTGGTAAAATAGCAAAAAAGACAGTTTAAAGCTGTCTTTTTTTTGTTGCCTGAAAAAGTTATTTGAAAGGGATGGTTCCATTGGGCTAGTTAAATAAAACAAACAGAATATAAAGTAACTATAAATAATTTAGTCAGCAAAAGGAATGAGTGTCACAGCTTATTCCTTTTTTATTTGCCCTGAATATGGCGTAAAACTATTCAAGCATTTTAACATAAGAGGTGAAACCTCGTAAAAAATCGTATTGGAGGAATGAGTAAAATGAAAAGAAATTTTTTAGAGGACTTAGGTCTTGAAAAAGAAGTGGTTGACAAAATTATGGCTGAAAATGGCAAGGATATTGAAAGTGCCAAAGCTGATTGTGATGAGCTTAAAGCTGAATTAAAGACAGCTAATGCCACAATAGCTGATAGAGATAATCAGCTGAAAGAACTTAAAGACAGCGTAAAAGACAATGAAGATTTAACTGCTAAGATTGCTGAACTTGAAAAGCAGAACAAAGATGAAGCTAAAAATCATAAAGCAGAAATCGAAAGTCTTAAAATTAATAACGCTATTGATAAAGCTCTTGCTACTTTCAAAGCCAAAACACCTAAAGCTGTTAAAGCAATGCTTGATATTGAAAATATTAAGATTGGCGAAGACGGTAACATTACAGGTGTTGATGAGCAGGTAAAGGCTATTGCTGAAGCAGAAGATACAAAGTATCTGTTTGATAGTGCTACGCCTAACTTCAAGGGTACTGTACCTGGATATGGTGCAGATGATGTGGATCCAAAGACTGATAAAATGACCTATAGTCAAATGTGTGCTTACTTGGAGGATAATCCAGGAGCAACGATTTAAAAGGAGGAGTAATAAATGAAATTTGATAGTAAGACATTTAATCCACAGGCTTTTGGTAAGTATGTGGAGAGAATTCCACAGCTTAAAAAGAACGAGCTTGTTAAAAGTGGAGCTTTAAAAGGAAATACTGAAATTAGAAATGCTTTTAGTTCGCAAACTGGTACAGCTTATGCGATATTACCTATGTATGGCTTGCTTGATGGTGAGGTTTTAAACTATGACGGTCAGAACGATATTACAGCAACAACTACAACAACATATGAAAGAGGTGTAGTTGTTACTGGTAGAGCTAAGGCTTGGACTGAGGGTGACTTCGCTGTTGATATTACCGGTGGTGTTGATTTTATGGATAATGTTGCACAGCAGGTATCAGAATATTTTGACGGTGTTGACCAAGATACACTGCTTGCAATTCTCGAAGGCATCTTCAATATGACAGGTACGGAGAATAAAAAGTTTGTAGACCAGCATACTTATGACATTACATCTATTGACGATGGTATGACAGGTCCAGCAACTCTCAATAGTGCTATTCAGAAAGCCGGTGGCGATAATAAGAGTAAGTTTACAATGGTTATTATGCACTCAACTGTTGCGACTAATCTTGAAAATCTTAAACTTTTGGCTTATTTAAAGCAGACAGATAGTAATGGTATTGAAAGGGAACTTGGTCTTGCAACTTGGAATGGCAGAACTGTTATTGTTGATGATGATATGCCTACATCTGAAGTAGCTGAGTCCAAGAGTGGTGCCGGTGATGGCTATACTAAGTATGTAACATATGTGCTTGGTACAGGTGCTTTTGACTATGAAAATATCGGTGCTAAAGTACCTTTTGAAATGAACAGGGACCCTAAAACACACGGTGGTCAGGACACACTTTATGCAAGACAGAGAAAGTGCTATGCCCCTTACGGTATCAGTTACACTAAGAAGAAACAGGCTACCTTATCTCCTACAGATACAGAATTAAAAGACGGTAGCAACTGGGAGCTTGTAAACGATGGTAATGGCAAGACAATCAACCACAAGGCTATTCCTATTGCTAGAATTATTTCAAAGGGCTGATAATATGGTTACAAGCAAACAGGTAGCAAACAAGCTAAAATTATTAGGCTATGACATCCCTGACGGGGAGAATGAGATTTTAGAAATCTTAATCGACGAGGTCAGGGACTATATATTAAATTATTGCAATATTAAAGAGGTGCCTGCCGAACTTAACTCTTGTTGGGTAAGTCTTGTATGTCAAAAATATTTACAAAATAAACTTGCTTTAGGCGATATGGAAGGAGTGGAGAATGGAAACATTTCTTCCATATCCGAGGGTGAAACAAGTATAAGTTATGACAATAGCAACAGCAGTATTGCTAGAATGCAGAAGCTGATTGATAAGCTTGGTAAAGCAGAAAATCAGCTTATTTCTTTTAGAAAGGTGAAGTGGTAATATGGGTAATCCTTTTGACGCGATGAGAAAACAGCTTGAGAAGATGTATTTTGGTAAATGTGATGTTTACGAATATGTAAAAACCAAAAATGAACAAACTAAAATAACTTCGCATAAAGAAGAGCTTGTTTACAGTAATATCCCTTGTAGGTTATCGTATGGTAAAAGCCCTGCAAATATTATAAATGATGGAGCAGAACTAGCCCAAACCATAAAGCTTTTTATGACTCCGGATATAGTTATAAACGCAGGGTCTAAGATTGTTGTTACTCAAAACAATAGAACAGAAGCTTACAGTAATTCCGGAAAAAGCAAAGCCTATAATTCACATCAAGAAATAGAGCTTGAAATATTTAAGGAGTGGTCATAATGCCAGTAGATATATCTCAGCTTAAAGAGTTTTCTAAAAAAATAGACAATTTGCCTAAAGTCGTAAACTCGGGCAAAATTGCTGACGACACCCTAAAGGAACTTGGAGCCAGGATGTTACGAATGGTAAAAGAAAGAACCCCTGAAGGAAAAAGCCAAACCACAACTGTTCTAAGGTGGAGACGAGGTAAAGATGGCAGTGTTAGTGTTATGAAAAATAAAGACGGCACAGCTAAAACAAAGGAAGTAACAACATATACAGGGGGAACTTTAAGAAGAAACTGGAAAATAAGCAAGATTATTAAAGATGGGGATAATCACTACTTAATAATATATAACAACATATATTATGCTTCTTATGTTGAGTTTGGGCATAGACAACAACCTGGGAGGTTTGTTCCTGTTCTTGGAAAAAGGTTAAAAGTTGGATATGTTAAAGGACATTACATGATGACAAATTCAGCAAGAGAAATTGAAAAAGTTGCAACAAGGTTGGCAGAAAAAAATATGAAGCGTAGATTTGATGAGGTTTTTAAATGATAGACGCAATAGGTGAAATTATTAAAGGAATTGCGATTAAGCTAGATTCTCTTTTTGAAAATGTAGAAATATATACAGAAAATGTTCCACAAGGTCTTAATACACCTTGTTTTTTTATTTCTTGTATAAATCACAATACTGACTTGCTACTAAATGAAACTAAAATAAAAGAAACGACTTTCGATATTACATATATGGCAACTGAAAACACATCAACTCCCAACGCCGAATTAGATAAGGTACTGGGAGTAATCTCTGATGGTTTATTAAGCATAACTGCTTTAGACAAGACTTTTAAAGCTAGAAATGTTGAGATACAAAAGTTTGATAAAGAATTACATTTTATTGTTAGTTATAATTTTATCAGGTTGGCAGACAAAGAAAACTCGTATATGGAAAATTTAAAGAAAGAGGTGAAAGCAAATGGCTGAAACGGAAAATAAATTGACGGTAAAAGAAGATACTTTTACTAAAGAACAGTTGGTAAACAGCAAGAAGTACAAAAACTGTACAGATGTGTTAAGTTTTTTACTGGACGATAAAACCCAGTACACATTTAGCGAAGTTGATAAACTTCTTAAAAGTTTTTATGAAGGAGGTAAAAAGTAATGGCTTTAGGCGGAGGAAATTTTACAACACAGAACAAAGTATTGCCAGGAAGCTACATTAATTTTGTTAGCACATCGAACAATGCTAATGTTTTTGGAGAAAGAGGCATAGGTGCTATGTGTTTTTCTAGCGATTGGTTAGCACAAGGTGTTGTAACAGAAATTACAGCAGAAGATTTTTTAACAAACTCTACTAAAATATTAGCACACGACTATAGTGACGACAGCATGTTAGTTTTAAGAGAGTTTTTTAAGAACGGTAGCAAATTATATGCTTACAACCTTAATGGCGGTGGTGTAGAGGCTAATAATGCTTATTGTACAGCCAAAAACGCAGGCACTAGAGGTAACGATTTAAAGACTGTTATTGCAAAGAATGTAGATAACACAAACTTGTACGATGTAAGCACATATTTAGGTACAATGCTTGTGGATAAGCAGACAGTAACAACAGCTAAGGAACTTGCAAACAATGATTTTGTTACATTTTTACCTAGTGCAAGCCTTGCCGTAACAGCCGGCACAAATCTTACAGGAGGTACAAACGGTACTTTCAACGAAACACAGGTAGCACAGAACTTTATTAACGCATTAGAACCTTACAGCTTTAATGGCTTATGTGTTGTAACAGACAATAGTTCTGTAAACAGCCTTTTGGCAGCATATACAAAGAGAATGCGAGACAGTATAGGCAAGAAGTTCCAGACCGTTGTGTTTGATACTGACAATAATTATGACTACGAGGGTGTTATTGTAGTACCTAACCAATCCAATGAGGATGACGGCGTTGTTGTAGCTTGGGTGTTGGGTGCAGTCGCAGGCTGTGAGATTAATAAAAGTTTAACCAATACTACATACAATGGGGAATTGGATATTGATGTTAATTATACACAGTCAACCCTTGAAGATTTTATAGGTGATGGGTCCTTTACTTTTCATAAAGTTGGTAGTGAAGTAAGGGTTCTTGAAGACATTAACAGCCTTAAATCTACAACTATTGAAAAAAGCAACATCTTTAAAAGTAACCAGACTGTCAGGGTTTGCGACCAGATTGCCACAGATATTGCAGAAATCTTTAATACCTATTACTTAGGTAAAGTCCAAAATGATGATATGGGAAGAACTGCATTTAGAGGAGATATAATAAATCACCATAATATCTTGGTTGGCAAAAGAGCCATAGAAGTATTTAATAGTGAAGATATACAGATTACACAGGGTAATGAAAAGGGTTCTGTCGTTGTTAATGAAGCTATTACAATAATTAACACAATGGACAAGCTTTATATGACAGTAAAAGTTAATTAGGAGGTGAAAAAAATATGGGTAAAGTATTATCTTTAAAAGCAATAGATACCATTAATGGTGCTATGGGTAGGTGTTATGCCAAAATTAATGGTTCGCTTGAAGAAATGATTTACGCGACAAAAGTAAACGCAGATGTTGAAAAAAACATGAAGGAAATTCCTGTTTTGGGATATAACGGACAGAAAAACAAAAGTACCGGCTGGAAAGGAACAGGAACTATAAATGCTTATTACATTACCAGCTTATTCAGAAAACTTATGCTTGAGTATATGAATACGGGTAAGGATTTTTACATGGACCTTTATATTGAAAATGAAGACCCTAGTTCTGCTACAGGAAAGCAGAAGATTTGGCTTAAGAATGTAACAATAACAAAAGTTACTTTAGCAATGCTTGATGTTACAAATACAGAATTAAACGAAGAAATGCCTTTTGTATTCGATGGTGCAGAATTAATAGAAGGTTTTGATACAGTATATGGTGAATAATCGGAGGTAAAAAATATGAATTTTCAAGAATTTTTAAATAGAAGTGAAAGCACAAGAAATGTAACAAAAAAAGTAATCGTTGGGGATAGATTTAAGGACGAAAATGGCAAAGATTATGCGTTTACAATAAAAGCTATCAGTATCAATAAGATGGAAGAATTTCGCAGACAGGCAACAATAACTAATTCTAAAGGTTTATTTGAGTTTAGCGCTGGTAAATTTAACTCTAAACTTGCTATTGAATGTTGCAAGTATCCTAATTTTAAAGATGCTAAGAGTATAGAAGAAAGAGGTTTACATACTCCGGAAGAATATTTAAGAGATGTACTCCTTCCAGGGGAAATTGAAGCGTTGGGTATGGCTATACAAAATGCTTGTGGTTACAATGTATCAGTAAACGAACTTATTGAAACATCAAAAAACTAATAACGGGAGGTGACAAAGACGCAAATCTTTGTTATTATGCCTTGCACAAATGGCATAAACTCCCGAACGAAATAATGTCCCTCTCCCTCGAAGAGAGGGCTTTTTTGTGGGCAGCTATGATTATACGTTCGGAAAAGAAAGGGGAGTGATAAATCGTGAGTGAAGTTAGAACCAAAATAACAGTAACAGACGGTGTCACTTCTACTGTCAGACGAATGCAGAATTCAGTATCTGGCTTGATAACTAAAGTTGTACAGCTCGACAAGGAATTTGATAAGGCTTTTAACCTTGGAAGATTCGGCAACACAAATCAAACCTTACAATCAACCAACAGTAATATGCAAGCTATCGCTGATAGCACAAAGGCTTTCGAAGAACAGTTAAATAGAGTAAGGGAAGATATTGAGGGAATAAGGAACATACAAGGAACATTAACTCAATCCCAAAATGGTTTTAATGCTTCTTTAGGCTCTAGTGCAAGTGGAGCTAATGCCCTACTAAGTACAATGAAAAAGATTGTAACAGTTGCTGCAACAGGTTACGGAGTTAAAAACTTAATAGGAAAATCTGACACATGGACAAATACACAGGCTCGACTTAGACTTAACACTGATACAGATGGAGAAAGAGATGTGCTCCAGTTGCAAGCATATCAAGCAGCCCTCAGAAGTCGTGGCGACTATAAAACTACAGCAGATACAATAGCTAAGTTAGGACTACTTGCCGGAGATGCTTTTAATAGCAATACAGAAACCGTTTTATTTGCTGAACTTATGAATAAGAGCTTCAAGCTTAGTGGTGCAAGTACAGAAGAAAAAAATGCAGGTATGTATCAGCTTACGCAGGCTATGGCTTCTGGCAAATTACAGGGCGACGAATTTAGAAGTATTATGGAAAACGCCCCGATGTTAGCACAAGCAATAGCAGATTACACAGGAAAGACAAAGGGTGACTTGAAAGAAATGTCAGCCGACGGTGCTATTACAGCTGACATTATAAAAGGGGCTTTATTTAATGCTGCTGATGACATAAACAGTAAATTTGAAACGATGCCAATGACCTTTGCCGATTCATGGACTAATGTTGTTACACAAGCTCAACAATCATTTTCAGGGTTATATGAGCAAATGAATAATATGCTCAACTCCGATGTGGGACAAGGTGTATTTAGCGGGATAATTGATGCGATTAAGACGGCTGAACAGTATGGGCAGTTATTCCTAAGTACATTAAATGCTGGATTTATTGTTGCTGCTCCTGGAATTGATAATGCAGCAAACAGTGCGGCAAATTTTGCAAAACAAATGTTCGGAGCAACAGGTGTTGTAGGAAGTTTTGTGAAAAACATTTCAAGGCTTACTAGCTCTCAGGGCTTTGCAGATAGCTTAAATATAATCGGTGGTACTATTATTACTATAGGTAACGCAATTAATTTTGTAATGACTGTTGCAACACCTCTTTTACCATTAATTACTGGTATATATGTAGCGTTTAAGACATACAATACAATTTACTCTGTATTAAATACAGTTTCCACCGGTATAGTTGGGGTTGTGACTTCTACAATATCATTAAAAAACGCATTGACGGGAGCAACAACGGCTCAAAACGGGTTAAATGCAGCTATGAACGCAAACCCGTATTTGCTTGTAGCTAGTGCCATAGCAAAAGTCATCGCTATGTTACTTTCACTTATAGCTACTATAAAGGCTGTTAATACAGCTGCTGGACTGGCAACGGACAGTCAAACACAAGCATCTTTAGAAGCTATACAGTATAAAGATAAGCATGGGGTTAGTTTAGCGACAGCCCAGCAGATAGTTAGTACAAAAAAGACATATAATGACCAAATAGATGGGTTAAATGATGATATTAAGGAGCTAAAAGAAAAAAGAAATAATCTACAAACAAGGTATAATACATTATTTGGAGATTCTGGTAACTTATCTGTGAATGCAATGACAGCTCAAGACAATTATGTAAATAAACAATTAAGCGTTATTGACAAGCAAATATCTGAAAAAAATAAACAAATAAATACTTTAAGGAATGCCAGATATGAAGAAACTTTAAACGCTGAAAATGCTGATAAAGCTAACCAAAAAGCTATGGCGGAGTTAAACAAGATAAGTACAGACCCTAATGATTACATATCTGACAGTGGAATGAATATCGGTGGAGATGGAAAAGATAAAAAGACTGACGTAGGAACCGTTGATGAAGTAAACAAGATTAATGACACTGTAGATATAGCCAGCGAGGACCTTAAATATATGAGAGAGCTTGCCGAACAAGAGATTATTAATCAATTCACATCAAAGTTGATACAACCTAGTATAAATGTTACTTTTGGAGAAGTGACTCAAACAGCTGATGTAGATGCTGTAGTTAAACAAATTACAACGGGACTGGTTGACAGTTTAAACAATAGTTCAGATTTAGTACATATATAATATTGACATATTTTATGTATTTTGATACTATAAAATAAAAATATATCTAATTATATATGAAGGAGGGTATCTATGGAAGAAAATAAACCCGGAGAAAATTTAATTATATTCGGTTCTGTTATTGCCGTACTATTACTTATTATTTTTATTGTTGTTTCATTTTTTAATGGCTATGGTCCTCAGGATTTTACAACAACAACTACTACAACTGAAACGACTACAACTGAAACTACTACAGAAACAACAACTATGGCTTTTTTAAGCACTGGGGATAGCGGAGTTATAAGTAAATCACAGGTTGTTCTTAATCGCATTGAATATGCAAAAGAATTACGCGATAACAGCGGCTATTACAAGATAACAGCTGATGATAATTGCAAGTACATCCTTGTATACATAACAATAAAGAATATAGGCAAAGAAGCAACTTCTTTTAGGTGGATAAATAATGATTTCTATTGCCAGTTAAATACTTCTGATGGACTTGAGTATTCTCCTTCTTCATTTTTTCCTTATGTAAGTGACAGTTTAGAAAATATGAGCTTAAACCCGCTGGAAGAAAGGAAAGGTTTTGTTGGTTTCTCTGTTCCTAATGAAGTAATTAATTCAAATAGGGAGCTATACTTTGTGTGTGATGGATATCCCGATGAGGTTAGATTTAAAATAAGATAATAGCTATAAAAGAGCAGTTTTAAAACTGCTCTTTTATTATGCAAAAAAGGGGTGATTAACAATGTACAGATTTATTTTTCAAAGAGATGTTGATGGAAATACAGAAGAAATTGAGTTCCCTCTTGCTCCAAAGCAGTTTAAAACGGTAGTAGGAAACAAAAACAAGACTTACGAATTAGTATCTGTTGGAGAAGTAAATGTTCCTAAAGATATTGGACTTAGAACCTTTACTTTTGAAGTATTATTGCCTAAAAACGATGTTTTAGTAACGGGAACAAAATATTATGTCGAAGACGATGCAATTAAAAACTGGACAAAAATGCAGTTTAAAGAACCTATATGGTATTTAAACAGACTAAGAGAATTAAAAGCTAATAAGACTCCTTTTTTCTTAATAATCATAAGACAAATGAGAGATGGATATAACAACGACGGGAGTATAAAGATAAAGCAACTCTTTGGTGGAAATTTAAAGGTTACTCTTGAAAGCTATACTGTAGAAGAAAATGCCGGTGAAGAAGGAGATTTTTGGGTAAACATAACACTTAAAGAGTATAGAGAGGTTGGCGTACTAAAAAAGCTTGAAAATACTGGGAAAGTAAACGATGACGGTAAAACAGAAATTGTTGAAAACATAGACAGACAAGATACAATGACATTAGTTGACACTTACACAGTACAAAAAGGAGATACTCTCTGGGGAATCGCAAAAAAACAATTAAACGATGGAAGTATGTATTCTTATCTAGCCAAAATCAATAAGATTGAAGACCCAAGCATTATAAAGGTAGGACAGGTATTAAAGCTAAAAGAACCAGAAATGCACGAACCGACAATAAGTGAAGGTAGCTTTACGGCAACTAGCAACGGGAACATTGTGTTTAATGAAGAAAACAGCGACCACACTTATACAGTAAGCCCTACATATCCCATTAATTAAGGAGTGATAAAATGAGCACGCAGGTTGAAAAATTAATTGACTGGGCAAATGCTTATGTAAACAAAGAAAAATTCCCTCACGCCAATTCTAAAAGCGATATGTGGAATGCAAAAGACAGTTGTCAAGGTTTTGTTGCGTCTGCATATTACGCAGCAGGAATAAACAAAGTATACACCAGTTACAATACGGCAGCACAAGCAAGAAAGGCGTGGGGCAGTAACAGTTTAACTTGGAAAAGTGGCAAGATAGATTACAGCAAAATTCCAACCGGAGCTTGTATATATTCTCAAGCAGGTAAAGACACAAGAGGGCACGTTTCTTTGTATATTGGAAACGGCTATATTATAGAAGCGGGTTCGGACACAATTCAAAAAGTGTTACTTAATGATATTTTAAGTGGGCGAACATATTATAGTTGGGGATATAACGGAAATACTAAACCGGGAGGCTCTGTTACAGGAGGGCTTACAAGTGTAAAACAATACTTAGGCGAATTTACTTTAACGGCATATTGTTCTTGTAAGATTTGTTGCGGGAATTATAGCCCAGAAGTAACAGGAAAGGAAAGTAAAACAGCAAGCGGAACTACCCCTAAAGCGGGAAGAACTGTAGCTGTAGATAAATCTGTTATCCCTCTTGGCAGTAAATTAGAAATTTTGGGCAAAAACTATGTAGCCGAAGATGTTGGTGGGGCGATAAAGGGAAATAGAATTGATATTTATTTCGACAAGCATTCAGAAGCTGTAAAATTTGGCAAACAAGTATCAGATGTATACATATTAAAAGATGATATAGATATTCCTGGCTCTAATAATCCAATAAGCTTTAACTTAAACAAAAAAAGCTTAGACAATTTGCCAGAGTTCAATAAAGCAGAAAAGGCGAAAATCGTTTGTGATGAAGGTAATAAGGGCGTTTGTTTAAAAATAATACACGAATCTACAATATATACAGTTACAGATGTATGCAAGGATAAGATAACCCTTTATTCAAAAAGGGGAGCTAATCCAGCTAAATTGACATTTAGTATTTTAAGGAGTGTTCTAACAAACAATAGCATAAACTTTACAGAAGGTGATGCTGTAGCCCTTATGTACGATGATGTTAAAATGTTTTGGGGATATATTTTTAGTAAACAAAGAACTAAAGAACAGGTTATTACAGTAGTTGCGTATGACCAAACAAGATATTTAAAAAACAAAGAAACTTATTGCTACGACGGGAAGACTGCAACAGAAGTTATTAAAATGATAGCTAATGACTATAGGTTACAATTAGGACCTTTAGCTGACACAGAGTATGTAATTTATAATCGAGTTGAAGATGACAAAACTTTATGGGATATTATATATAACGCTTTAGATTTTACGCAAATATATAGCGGAAAAGGCTTTGTTTTTTACGACGACTTTGGAAGTTTAACGTTAAAAAGCTATGATGATTTAAGAGTTCCTCTGGCTTTGGTTGATGACGATAATACCCTGATAGACTTCAACTATAAAACTGATATTGATACAAATACCTACAATAGAGTTGTAATGTACCGTGACAATGAAACAACCTTGTGTAGAGATGCTTATATTTCTCAAGATAGTTTGAATGAAATAAAATGGGGCATTTTGCAGTACACTCAAAGGGCTTCTGATAGTTATACGGAGAACCAAATACAAGATTTATGTGATAGGACTTTGGCACTATATAACAGAAAGAAAAGAATTTTTAGTATAGAAGATTCCGGCAACGCAAATGTAAGAGCTGGTGTTGGTGTTTGGGTAAACATTAAAGATGTTGGTGAAGAAATAAATGCAGGTTTTGTTGTAGAAAGCTGTACACATACATTCGAAAACGGAAGATTTACAATGAAGTTAGAGTTAGGAAGTGATAATTATGGAACTAGCTGACGCGATTAAAAGTGCAATAATTGAAGTAATGAAAGCAACAAACCCTTGTGATTGCGTTGTAGGAAAAGTGGAAAGTTTATCTCCTATCGGTGTAAGGATAAGTGACAAAATTACATTAAAAAATGGAAATTTAAAGTTTTGTAAAGGGGTTGTAGGCTTAAAGGTGGGCGACGAAATCTTATGTATCAGAAAGTCTGGAGGGCAGATTTTCTATGTTGTAGATAAGGTGGTAGATAAATATGATACCGACTAATGGCGTTATTGAAAACGCAGTTAAAATAGAATATTCTAACACGACTTATGGGATAGATTTTGTCAACAAAGTTGTAAAGAGTAATATTGACAATATAGAAGCGTTAAAGCAATCTATATACATTATGTTAAATGTGGAAAGGTATGATTACTTAATATACAACTATAATTACGGCATAGAATTAAAAAATTTGTTCGGAAAGGATATGCAACTTGTTTGTTCTGTTCTTGAAAGACGCATTAGAGATTGTTTGTCTATTGATAATAGAATTAGCAATTTGTCTGACTTTGAATTTACTATATATAGAAATACATTAAAAGTAACATTTACAGTATCAAGCATATTCGGAAAACACGAGCAGGAGGTGAAAATAAATGTTTGAAGAAATGACATTTGAATACATATTAAACAGAGCCTTGTCAACAGTACCTAACAGTATTGATAAACGACAAGGTTCTATTATTTATGACGCGATTGCTCCCGCTTGTGCAGAATTAGCTCAAATTTACATACAGCTCGACTACATTTTAAATTGTGCTTTTGCAGATACAGCTACAAGAAAATTTTTATTATTAAAGGCTAAAGAAATAGGAATTGAACCTAAAGCATCTAGTCCTGCAACTATCAAAGTTAAATTTAATACGGCTATCAGTATAAATGATAGATTCAGTCTTAACGGTTTAACTTATTTTGTTACGGAACTTATAAATGACGATGAGCATTCTTATAATTTGCAATGCGAAACCAACGGGACAATAGGGAATGATATTACTGGAAAAATGCTTCCTGTTGAAACAATAACAGGGCTTACAGATATTAATGTTATTGAATTGGCTATCGCGGGCGAAGATGAGGAAGACACAGAAGCATTTAGAACAAGGTATTTCGAAACAGTAAATAATTCAGCTTTTGGAGGAAACAAAGCCCAATACAAACAATGGGTAAAAGATATAGACGGTGTTGGACAATGCAAAGTTGTCCGAACTCCTGACGGTGGTGGAACCGTGGGCATTATATTTACTTCTTCGGAAGATGGTGAGCCTAGTGTAGAGCTTATACAAAATGTAAAAAAGACACTAGACCCGACAGAAACAGAAGGACAGGGTGATGGATTAGCTCCTATTGGGCATGTTGTTTCTGTCGCTGGTGTTGATTTAAAAGGCGTGACGATTAATATAGATTGGTTACTTGCTAACGGTGCTGATGAAGCAACAGTGACAGTACAAGCCAACGAAATTATTAAGGATTACATTAGGGAAGTTAATGCCAAGTGGGAAGACAACACAAAGCTCACTGTAAGTAGTTATCAGCTTATTGCTAGACTTGCAGAAATCACAGAAATACAAGATATTGCAAGCCTTACATTTGGCGACGATACAACTAGAACATTAGAAGCCAAAGAGAATGAAATTTTCAATTTTGAAACATTGGTTGTAAAGGGGGCGTAAGTATTGAAAATAATAGAATATTTACCCCCCGTTTTAGCTGAAATTAGAGAGTTTAAAATCTTAGGTGAATCTGAAGATTTACAATTAAACAACTTAAAGTATGAGATTAACAGCCTTACAAATGAGCTTTTTGTGACCACTGCCGAAGGGGTTGGCTTAGACAGGTGGGAAAAGATTTTAAATATTACTAACTCTAGCACAGATGTAGAGTTTAGAAGATTTAGGATATTAAGTCGTTTAAACTCGTTTGGTCTTACATTAAACCAAAGGCTTACATCTATTGTAGGGGCAGGCAATTACAAGATTGATTATTACTTTAAAGAGTACAGGCTAAAAGTTTCTTTAACACTAGATACAAAAGAGTACGAAAAAGAAGTAAGGCGAATGTTGGACGAGGTTGTTCCGGCTAATCTGCTGATTGATTTTGGCTTATTGTATAATACACACGAAATATTAGGTAGATTCACACACGAACAATTAAGTAAATATACGCATCAAAAATTAAGGGAAGATGCAGTATTGAACAAGTAGGAGGTGGAGAAAATGGTATATATTGAGTTTAAAGCAACAGGGTCAAATTTGAGAAGAACGGATTTAAACAAAGTTGTAGCGTATACCCAGAACGAGTTAAGTGCTAGATTTACGTTAAATTCAGACTGGGACGACCTTAATCCTATTGTGGCCGTTTTTAGTAAAGATGGAGGAACTTGTTACGATATGGTCTTAGACGATAACAAGGAATGTGTCGTGCCTTGGGAGGTTCTGTCAGGCAAGGGTGTTTTAACTGTATCTTTGGTAGGTGGGAACACTCTTACAAGCACAGAAGTAGAGATAAATGTATTAGCAACTGGTCAGCTTGGTGGGCTTGTATCACAGCCAACAGACACATTATACCAACAGCTTTTAACAAAATACAATAAAATCGAAGCAGACTGGGAAAGTTGCAAGACATTGTTAGACGCATACAAAAGTGAAGTATCTGCTAGCACAAGTGCTATAGACTCTACAAGAGAGAATGCAGTCAGTGAACTTACACAGATACAAGATAATGTAAATAGCTTGCTAGATGAGTGTAAAACAAATCTGAGTGAAGCTAAAGAAGTATACGACAAGTCTGTAGAGTTGCTTAACAGTATAGCTCTTAACAGTAAGTATCTCGCAAATGAGGGGCTTGTAATAGGGGCTGTAGAAAAGTGTAATGTAATAACTGCATTGTCTTCGGAAGAAACTTTGTCTTATATCGACATTGCACACGAGGTTATCTATAACAGCACAAACAATGGAGTAGATATTTATACAGACAGTGCAGATACAATAACACAGTTATTAAGCGAGAGTGCAGTCAGTTATGTAAATTTAGGAGGTGTAGCTTAGTGAAGAAATTAGGAAAAAACGCATTAGCAAATTTAGAGTTGGACACAAGTTGTCAAATTGACTTAGGGTCTATAGTTACGGCTATAGACAGTAGTAATTACAACTCTAATATTGTTTGGGGGTTTAATCACGATAACCCTATTCAAGATGACGATACTTTTAGACAGCAGAAAAGTATTGTGTTGGATGCTACAACAGAAGGCAAAGGTAGTGGTTCTGGCAAATTTATTATTGATTACTCAACAATAAAAAGTGATGAAGTCATTGTTCCAAATGTGCTGTCAGACGGTACTAAGAATTTAAACATTACAACAATCAATAATTTGCTTGCGACATGGAAAAATGATAAAGAGTATAGGGCAAAAATAAAAAATGTATATATCCCATACGGTGTTATTTCGCTGCAACAATTTTCGTTGACAGGAACAAGTATCGAAGAAATAGACCTACCTGAAACAGTGAAAAATATATTCATGTATAGTTTAGCTTATACTTCCTTAAAAAATTTTAAAGGAGGAAATACTATAACAACTATTAGCGGCAACGCTTTTAGTAATTCTGCTTTAAAGGAATGTGATATAAGCGCAACATCAGTTACAACTTTAGCGGGGGCATTCTCCGGTTGTACAAAATTAACGAACATAAAATTGCCAAATGTTTTAGAAACAATAGGTGTTAATTGCTTTAGTGGTTGCACAGCTTTGACAGATGTGACAATTCCTACAAGTGTAACGAGTATAGGCAGTACAGCTTTTGCTAATTGTCCTAGCTTAAAAACTATAACGATAAAGAAAAGTACAGACAGTATTAAAAATGCCCCTTGGGGTGCTACAAATGCTGAAATTATGTGGGAGGAATAAAAAATGAGAACAAGAGATTTAAAAAGATTAATTGCAGACGAAGGAAAGGTATTACAGAACACACAGACAGGAAAGACAGCATACTGCGTTGATGTTTTTGCTGAAAATGTCGATAATTGGAAAGAAATCGAGGATAAAGAACAGGAGGAATAATTATGCCGAATAAAACTTCAACTCTTGGACTTACAAAGCCGCTGAGGACGGAAGATTACAATGTAGAGGATTTTAATAACAATGCTGACAAGTTAGATGCGTTTGCAAAAATTACAGATACAAATATCGCAAGTCTGGAAGCAGACATAGATAATCATTCACATGTTTTAAGTGGAACAGGCATAAAAGGTGTTTTGCCTGTCAGCAAGGGTGGTACGGGGGCAGCAACAGCCTCTGTTGCTGCTAAAAACTTAGGTGTGGACAACAAGGCAGATAAGGAGCACACGCACAGCATTAACGATATTACAGAAAGCGATACAAAAAAAATTATGACAGCCGACGAAAAAAGCAAATTAGGGCAATTAAGTAGGTACTGCTATATTATTGCTGCAAGGGATACAGAAGAAAGCCTAAAAAAATATGCCAACTTGAAATGTACAGGTAATGATGATGAGGCAAGTATTCATACGCTTATTGACAGTATTCCAGCGGGAAGTACGATATATATGTTAGCAGGTACATATAAATTCAGTAATCCTTTAAGGTTGTTTAAGGTTGTAAATTTAATTGGTTCAGGAGCATTGACAAAGTTAATTAATATAAACGGCGGGTATATTATATCAATCACCAATTCTTTTGTAACTGTACAAAATATGCAATTAATAAGATATACAAACGAAATTGAAGACAAAAGTAACAATTCTCTTGTGGAATTTTATTCCCTTCACGATGAAACATTATCTGATATAAAAATAAAAGGATGTATATTTGATTATAAAAACGGGGAAGAGAATGCACAAGGAAGCATCATTGCAGTAAACAACCCAAACAGCCTTAATAACCTTATACAGTTAAGGATTTTGGAAAACACTTTTGTTTTGAACGATGACACATTTACGGGGTGTGTTATAGATTTGTCGAATGTGCCTAGTAGTGTATCAGCAGTTGTTGGGGCAAATGTAAGCACACAAAGCATAAGCATTAAGATAAAAGACGGAAAAGCTTTGTGGACGTATGGACAAGATACAACATTAAGATAGTTTAGAGGAGGCAGAATAAAATGGAAAAATTTTTTAATGTGTTTAGTTTAATTTTTGGTTTTGTAGGTGGCATTTTAAGCTATTGTTTTGGTGGCTTTGACATATTATTCATTACATTAATTTGTATGACGGTTTTAGATTACATAACAGGGGTGCTAAATGCGTATATGTCAAAAACACTAAGCAGTGCTATAGGATTTAAAGGCATTATTAAAAAAGTAATGATATATACAGTAGTTGTTTGCTCTGTAATGCTCGGAAAGTTGATGGGAGAACAACTGCCTTTGCGAGAAGTTGTTATAACTTTTTTTGTGGCCAACGAGGGTTTAAGTCTATTAGAAAATGTAAGTCCCTATTTACCAATACCAAGCAAGCTTAAAGATGCCTTATTGCAGTTAAGAGGTGATAAGAATGGAGATTAAAAGAAATATTACAACACAAAATTTTAACAACGGCTCTATTAATAGAATTAAGTACATAGTCGTACATTACACTGCTAACAATGGAGATACTGCCTTGGGTAATACTAATTACTTTAAGAATTATAGGGGCTCATCCGCCCATTACTTTGTTGATGAAAACAACATCTATCAGTCAGTAGAAGATAAAAATGTAGCTTGGCATTGTGGTGCTAATAGCTATAAACACCCTTATTGTCGAAATAGCAACAGTCTGGGGGTAGAACTTTGCTCAAGAAAAGATAGTAAAGGAAACTATTACTTTAATGATAAGACTGTTGATAATGCTGTTGAGCTTATTAAAATGCTTATGGGTAAATACAATGTACCGATTGCAAATGTAATAAGACATTATGATGTAACCGGTAAAAATTGTCCGGCACCTTTTGTAAGAGACAATAAGGCTTGGCAGGAGTTTAAGAGTAGATTGGAGGAAAAAGTAGTGAAGCAAAATATTAAAATCAACGGGAAAATTAAGACTGTAGATGCTATAAATAAAGACGGCTATACTTACATTAAGATTAGGGGCTTGTCTGATATTTTAAATATAGACTACGACAAGGAAACTAAGTTAATTAGTGTAAGTGTAAAATAGATATGCAGTAAGGTTGGGGTGTGGCTTTGGCTGCACCCCTGTTTTTTATTATTACCTAAATAAATATGTCATGTTGTGTCATGGTTTTTATACTATAATTGGTGTAGGTCGAACAAAAAAGTATGTCAGAAACGAGGTAAGGTGTACTTTTGTAAAAAAATTTGACTATTTATACAAATATTGTAACTAAAAAAGAATAAAATTACTTTATTCTTAAATTTTTTTATGATATAATAAATAACAGAATGATAA